TTGGCACTGAGCGACACCAAATTACGAGGCCTCTACGGAAAACCCTACTCTGGCCCTGCTGAAATCACCGATGGTGACGGGTTAAGTGTGCGGATTACTCCAGCAGGAACTATCACGTTTCAGTACCGTTATCGCTGGAATGGTAAGCCAGTACGTCTTACTGTCGGGCGCTATCCGTCTACTTCACTGAAGGACGCGCGTGTTATCGTCGGTGAGATGCGCGCATTGTACATGAAGGGAGTTAACCCTAAAAATTATTTTGCGCCCAGTGACGGCGAACTGACATTAAAAGAATGCCTGGATCAGTGGTGGGATAAGTATGTTACTGATCTGAAACCCAATACACAGACGCTTTACAGATCCGTCGTGTACAACACTATGTACACACAGTTTGAAGGCTCGCCAGTTGCCAGTATCCCAGTATCGGCATGGGCTCGTTTCTTTGACAAACAAGAAAGCCTCAACAAGAAAAAGGCTCGTGTTTTGTTGTTACAACTGCGTTCAGTTATTAACTGGTGTATCAGCCGCCAGTTAATCCCATCATGCGAATTACTCAAGCTTAGTGTTAAGAATATTGGGAAAAAACCAGATGTAGGGAGTCGTGTACTTACCTATACGGAACTGGCAAAAATTTGGCTGGCGCTGGAGAACTCAAAAGTAGTTACTTCCAACAAGGTGTTACATCAATTGCTATTGCTATGGGGGGCCAGACTTTCTGAGCTACGTCTCGCGACAGCCAGTGAGTTCAACATGGAAGATCTGGTCTGGACAACCCCAAAAGAGCATTCAAAAATGGGGAATATTATCCGGCGTCCGGTATTCACTCAGGTTAAACCTTATATCGAGAGATTGCTTAATGCGGGTTTTGATGTGCTATTCCCCGGGCAGGAAATAGATAAACCTATTGATCGTTCGTCGGCTAATTTGTACATGAAAAAGTTAAGGGAGAAAATTGATATTCCTGAATGGAGAACGCATGATTTTAGGCGTTCTCTGGTAACGAATTTATCTGGGGAAGGAATTATGCCCCACGTCACTGAAAAAATGCTGGGGCATGAACTTGGGGGAGTTATGGCCGTGTATAATAAACACGACTGGTTGTCGGAACAGAAAGATGCGTATGAGTTGTATGCTGATAAAATTTTCTGGCACGCTAAACAGCTCGGTTAATTCCTCCGGCTTTAAGCCATTGTTCAACGGCCTGACGACTATATCGCGCCGGATGAGTAAGTACTGGTTCCGGGAATCCGTGTTTTTTTCGCAAATTATACAAAGCTGTGCGCCTTTTTTGTAACAAATCAGAAACCTCTTTTTCGGTCATTAAGTTGACTTCCATAGTATGCGCTCCTTTTCTACATGTATTTCAACAGCCTGATATCATCCACGCCCTAAAGGACGTGGATTCCCGCTACGTTCACTCTGACAATTCGTTGATCAAGTCACGGTATTTATTCAGTTCTTGCAACGCCTTACATGCACCCTCCCATCGTTTCTGTTTCCGCCCGGCGCGGCGCGCTTCTTTCCGTGATTTACGTAGCAGGTCACCTATAATGTTGTGCTGAACTGGCTGAACTGGCTGAACTGGCTGAACTGGCTGAACTGGTTGAACTGAATCAATATCTGTTTTGCTTCCAACTCCCTCTACTGCCTGCCAGATGCCGTTTTTTACCTTTACGATCCCCTGGTTTTTCAACTTCCACAGCGTATCAATGACGTCATTCAAATCAATATTGAGACCTTTAGAAATGCTGTCGGCTGTTGCTTTTCCTAATTTGTTCAATTCTGTGAGTACGGCGTTCATTTTTTTCTCCTGATATTTTAATGTCGGTGGGGGTGTTATGCGATTGGTGAGGTGTCAGCTTCTTCTACCAGCTTTTCCAGTTCATCCAGCTTTCGGGAAAGAATTTCACCAAACAGATGAAGTTCTGCATCTGCTGTGATCGGGATTGGAACAAAGCGTATTCCACTTCTGGCAAGTTGATTTGCGATTTCCAGACACTGCCTTAATTCAACTGGTGATGCCTTTGTCAACGTCGTTTTTTCGCTCATTGGTTTTCTCCAGAAATTTAACAATACCCGGAACCATCTCAATGGATGGTGTTCCGCATTGGTTACCCCATACATCAAATCCATGCGAGGTGTGGCGGGCGAACAGTTCTATCCGGGGAACATCGCCAAGAAGTTGCACAAGTTTTTCTCGCGCCATATCCGGCTTGCGGGAGTGATCAAGGCGTGGTGCAGTAAATGACTGAATTATTCCGGCGTTAATGCGTTCAGGCAGATTTCCTTTCACTGCAAAAAGGCAGTCTTCGCTGTTAGCGCGAGTGGTGCTACCCATACCCATGACCAGCTTGTCGGTCTGTCTTTTCCCGCATTTGTTCCAGGTTAATCCTTTCATCGTCACCAGGCGAAAGCCCCATGCTTCTACAACCTTCAATGCTTCAAGTGGTTGTGTAGGCACCCACCACATAGCCAACAGGCAGTTATCTGCTGCCAGTTCCCATACCGGGAGGCGGCAGATATCGAGAAGGCTCATGACCGGATATTTAAAACTTGCACCGCGTTGACCATCGGTTGCTTTGTCGCGGAATGTCCAAGGTGGATCTGCGTAAATGAGAGTGTATTTGTTAGTCATAGCGCCTTTTCAAACTCATCAATGTAAAGTCCTGCTTTAATCAGTCGGCGACGGCGTTTGGCCTTTTGCTCGTATTCCTCGCGGCAGTTTTTTGCTGCGTGTTCACGGCTTCTGCGACTGAATGGAGGAACGGCATTGCGTGAACGAGGTGTGTCACGACGAGGATTTGATTCGAGGGAGAAAAAGCGATCAACGATTCCGGTGTCTGTGGTGAATGACTCTGAAGCCTTGATTTTCACAACCTTACTGCCTTTTGTCAGGCTGCGAGCTACCTTGTTGAACTCGCAAAGTGAAACACCAAATTTCTCTGCTATTTCACTGCCAGTAACAGGACGACCACGAGACTGAATCATCCAGGTGACGCGTTCTTTTAACCCACGGAAGACACCGGGCCTTCCAGAACGCCTGTAGAAAGCGATCTGTTTCAAATTTTTGTCTCCAGATATGAAAACCCCGACGGGATGTCGGGGTGGGGAAGTCAGAGGCTTAACGAGAAGCCTTTTCGGGAATTTCGATCTGACAGTCTTGAAATATCCTGTAGAGTACGGCGCATTTCTTCCGTCAGATGTTTGAAGGCGTTAAATTCAGCAACAGCGGCGTCAACGTTATAGCCCTTGCTGTGTAGCTCGTTGAGGATGCGCATAGTTGGGCTTGGCATATCGAAGAGCACGGAAACGTCCAGGTTAAGAGTTTTTCGATCAACATAGCTCATCATGGAGTAGGGGTGATGCTCTGAAAACCACGATAGAGGGTAGTTGATAGATAGCGTTGATTCTGGAAGCTGAAGTTGTTCTGGGATTTTTTGACTGAAATAGCAGTCTTCCAGTTTTTCGAACACCTCCCACGCCCGATCGGTTTCGAGCATTTTTGCATGACGGGCAGCGCCGCGTTCTGTCCAGAGGATGAGGGAACGAACGTTACGGGCGATTTTCACAGACCCACTTAAAGATGGTCTGTGCTTCAATTCACGTAACTCTTCACCTTCGATCTTAAAAAAGTGCTTTCCAATCTGAAAGCGTCCTACATTCCTTGCAAAGTTGTTTTGAATATTCTTAACGTCCGCACCATAAAGATGCGCCAACAACTCAGTGGTAATTACAGGGGTTTGGTTGTGAGTAATCGCAGCAAGAGTTTCAACAGAGATTTGAGTTGTCATAGTGACACCTCCGGTTGATGAGTTTTTCATTCACCACCGTCAGGTCTCAATCATCGGGTGGCGAGACGTACAGGGTTGAGACTACCGGATCAACCAACCGGCCAGCCTTTCGGCTGCCCCATACGCCCCACCATAATTCAGATGTGCGTGTGCATACGACAATAAAAAACACGCTCGCGGCGTGTGTCTGTCGCGGTTGAATATCCGGGGTCTCAATCCCGACGCCAGATTTTGCTGGCGTGCGGAGAATATAATCCCGGATACGCGACGTTGTCAAACTGATGGCATTGCAGATCCCTACGCAATGTAATACTATGTGTTATACATTAATAACGGAACAAAAAATGCGCATTTTTAAAAACGCCTGGTTTGAGCGATTTGCACGCAAAAACAAAATATCCGACCAGTCACTGCGCGAAATTGTTAAACAGGCTGATAACGGGCTTATCTCAGCAAACCTGGGTAACGGCGTTATCAAGCAACGTCTGCCACGAGTCGGTGGCGGCAAATCTGGCGGTTATCGCACAATCATTTTCTATCGCGTCGGCACAAGGGCCTTTTTCGTATATGCATACGCAAAAAATGAACGTGAAAATATAACCGCTACTGAGGAAAGCACATTTCGGAAGGCTGCACCTCACGTACTCAATCTAACAGATGAACAACTGGCACAACTGATTCTACAGGGTCAGTTTACGGAGGTACCCAATGAGTAAAAATTACCGCAGTGATGCGCTTGCATCCGTACATGAAATGATGGAATCGCTTCATGATATCGGCGCAGTAACGAAACAGACTATGCGAGAATTCGATGAACTCTGCCTGCAACCAGCACCTTCAATGTCTCCTGAAAGAATCCGGGCACTCCGTGAGCGTGAACATCTGTCACAACCCGTCTTTGCCAGATATATGAATGTCAGTAAAAACCTGATATCTGACTGGGAACGCGGAGTGAAACGCCCTGGTGGTCCCGCCCTGCGACTTCTTTCCGTTATTGAAAAAAACGGGATTCAGGCCATAAATGTTTGATTACCACTAAATGACGATGTTTAATCCCCCTCATCCCGGAGAAATTATTGCTGATATTCTGGAAGATCAGAATATTGGAATCAGGGAACTGGCAAGAGCGCTTGATGTCGCGCCTTCCACTGTTCAGCGACTGGTTTCAGGTAATGCGACAATATCTCCTGAAATGGCTGTTCGTCTCGCTGCTGTCCTGGGTGGAACTCCGTCTTCATGGATTCGTCTCCAGACGGCATGGAGCCTCGAAAAAGCGGAAAGAGAAGTTGACGTATCTCATCTCTCAACAAAATACCGCCCGGCAGAAATTTCGCCTCATGCTTAACCACCGCGCCGTCATTCTGGCGGCGTCGGAGAGTGGAGGATATCAGGTTCCGAACTCTGCTTTGTTCTCCGCCTCCAGGATTTCTTCAATCTTCCGTACTCCCCGATTATTGTATCGAAAGCTTTCTACCTGCTTATCCGAATACGGGGATTTGTCGATGAACCATTTCCCGTATTGTTCTGTTTTGAGCATGTAGGTATTGGCAATGCGACCGATCTTGTTTGCAGTGACGCCAAACTGTTTACCAACCTCTGTTGCACTGTAGTGATGTTCATCAAGAACAGGAAGGGGGATAACATTAAAACCAGCAGAACGGTTAATCACTGAGGCGTAAGCAGCCTGTTTCGCCTTGTCGCCCAGGTGCGGTAAACGATCCAGAACGCTTGAGATAACCTCCATTTCCATTTTCAGCGCTTTAGCTTTGCGGTATTCAGGAAGGCCGTTTGATGGTGTACTTTTCTCCTGTTTAAGGCTGTAAGTTCCTGTCTCCATCAGGGCTGGGAGGACAACTTCACAAACCCAATCCTGAACCCGTTCTGCCGATGGTAACGAGCTACGCATGATGAGACGAAAAGCGTCACCTTGGCCAATAAGTTGAATTCCTCGCGGATTGTCACCTAAACCTAATTCTCGCGATTCGCGATAATTAAGTTTAATCAATGACTTGCAGTGCTTTTTCAATGCGTCCGCCGTGTTGGCGTATCCCAGGGCTTTTGCGAATGGAGCAGCCAGAAACACAGGCTTACCCTGATAGAAAGCTGCATCCAGCCCAACGATATTACCCTGTGAGATTTCGCACTCAAAATGTTTGATAATAGATTTCATATCATTTCTCCTGTTGGGGGTTACGCAAAAGAACGGCGGACGGCTTTCGACTCACGTGCGGCGACGCGAAGCGCTTGTTTATAGGTCATCACAATAACAACCTGATCCGCACCGCCTTTTTTCTTATCCATGGGGGTTACGAAAATTTCGTAACCCTCCCCATCAAGTTCATCTTTGATGCGTGCAATGAAGTCGTTGTTGCGTACTTCTTTTTCACCGCACAGTCTCCGCGCTTCATTCACCATTTTCAACAGAGCCTGGCTGTCGATAGTTCCATTTTTCATTACATTATTTTTCATCGTTTTAACCTCTCAAGCTCGCCGTAGCGAGTTCAGATAAAAGAAATCCCCGCGAGTGCGAGGATTCTTATTCACCTTTGACGGCAAGTTGCAGGTTAGCCACGACCTTCCTCCTTTGGCTTGTGAATTTGTATCGTCATGCCGCTTTGAGTGGTGACTACAACGACAGAACCAGGCTGAAGGCTGTTAAGATTGAATGCTTCGTAAAATGAATCCAAGGCCAGTGCTTTTTTTATTCTTTCGGTTCCACCAACGCCATCCCTTGCTACAGGCTACACTGACAATCCACTGTCCACTCCTGTAAGCCATATAAAACCAGATGAGCAAAACCTGAAGGAATGCTATCCAGTCAATAATCGTATATTTCGCGAAGGAGTCCATCAATTAACCTCCTGCGGCGGTTCTGGTAGCGGCATCCAGTGGGTTACTTTCGATGCCGGTTCTTCCCCATCGTCAGTAACTGCCCACCATTTGTTTCTCGACCAATCGTAATACCCTTCGAAGGTATCGCACTCAGTCCAGCCGTAAGACTTACCCCAACACCAAACATACTGTTTATCGTCCGGAATTCGCTCACTACAGCTTATCCAACCATCCGGAGTTACCGGAGAGTTGCCAGCCTCATAAGCTGATTTCATCCAGTGCGTAAGCGTTTCGATGCTTACACATCCGCAATCAACGTCTATTTTTTCTTTTTGTTCTGACAACCATTCCTGGAATGACAGCTTGGCAGTCTGGCTTGCTGGCTCAATTCGTGGCAGGCCGATATATAGCGGTACATTTCCCGGCTCCATCGAATTGTCGGGACAAATAAACGTGTTACAACCATATTTAACGAGCTCAATTCCCACGGTGTCGATAGTGGCGAATGGTTCAGCGGTCAATGCAGTCAACGCAATCTCATAAACACGGCGCTCAATATTGTCCCGCACCTCCAGACTGCTGATACGTTCTTTAATTTCTTTAATTAGCTCTTTGTCGGTAAAAGCCGTCATGAGTTAACCCTTAATACTTTAAAAAGGGCGGACATCAGCAATCGGCAACTGATGCCGCTAATGACTAAACACAGCAAGGTTGTTATTCACAACTGGAAGCGCACGATCAAAGTTAAGTTTGATGACGATATCAAGTTGGCGGAAAATACGGATGGACTATTGCTCAGTGTCGTTCAATGTCGAGTGAGGACATTCGCCCTGCTCTCGTAACAGAGACAGAAGCATGGACACCCCCTCACGATGTGATGATTGATGAGTGTCGATCCCTGAATGATTGATGTTGTTAAACTCATACACCTTGCTCAAGGCAAAAGCCTGAACGATATTCCAGAATACCAATGGGTCTGTTTTCTGCGAATTATTCACTCTTTCAACAGAATTAATTGATTTGTCGTTTTCTGTTATATTGTGTTTGATGTTTTGTTGTCCTTTATTAAGGCGGCAATTTTGAATATGTTCCTCGTGCTTTTCATTGTCATAAGCATACATCCCGACAAAAACATCTCGCATGTTACGGGATATATTTTCCAGATTCGCCTTTGGTTCCTTTGTTAAATTTATCACCGATAAATGGTCTTTAAGCGTATCCGCAGCTATTTTCTGAATATCCTCTGGTAAATCTTTAAATTGCATAGTATACCCTCCAAGAACTGTGTATTTTCTCGTGAAATATGAGCGATATGTCGTGACGTCCCTGTCACAGATTTCATCACACTGAGAACGTGCCGATGAAGGTTAAGATATCTTCTTCTTCGAAACGCTCTTTCAGCAGGTCACGGAACTCTTTGGCAATTTCTTCTTCCGCAGCTTCAACACGCACGATACGTAGCACCAGAACAGGTTGTTCGCTTGTCAGAATGCTTAATCGCAGCGTGAATTCCCTGTTGCCCAGGCCCTCGTATGGGATGCATTCAAAGCGGAAAGTGGCAGGCATGATTTCTTTGCTTTTAGCCTCAACGGACTCCATGACTGAGCGGCTACCGCTGAAGTTTTGCTCTTCATATTCAGCACTGCGTTTTGCGTCGATGGTAAGACGACGGACAGCAGAGATCGCCTGTTTGATATCCAGCACATTACCGTCGCTGTCATAGGCTGTGAGGAAGTCGGCCCAGTCTTCCAGCCATTCAGCGAGAGATTTCTGGAGTTGTTTTTTGCCGTCCACGTCACGTAATGCGCGATATGGTGATGTGGCTTTCAGTTCCAGCAGTGCCTTGTTGTCAGCGTGTCCAGGTTGCTCCAGAGTGCCGATATTGAACACAGTGACTGCTTTCATCGTTTCCGCGTTAATGAAGCAGCGGGAGCACTCATCGGCATACCCTTTGCTGTATTCAACAAAGTCATCAATACTGGTTGTGGTCATGACTCCACGGAAACGAAAACGTTCTGTCATGAATCGTTCCAGACTTTCGATATTTACATTGTCCGGCAATAACGCAACAGGGCATTCCGTAAGCGGCAAATTTTCACCAGAAAAAGCAGTAGTGGTGAGTTTTACAATTTCTTTAATGGCATTGCTATCTAACTGAGACATGTATATTTACCTTTAATTTATGTATTTAGGGATAATGCGCGAGCGTTTTAAGGCGGGGATTATTCAGCGTAAAACAGCGTCATGTTGGCCCTGTTTATCAAAAAGCTGTCCCTGGTCTTTCTGGAACAAAGTAAGCTCACCACCTTTATTTACAAACATTGGTGTGTTAGTCGTATCTTCTTCTGATTTACTACCACGCATTGTCGGGCGTGTGAATTTTAGTTTATGGGAAACTGATACGCGATTTTCATCAAGTGAAGATAATTCGAATTCAACACATACCTTTCCTTTTTTGTTTGTGCTGTTTACGCCAAAGGCAACTTCACTTAATACCGCACCAAGTTTGTTAACAAATACCCCGCCGTCGAGGTCGTTAATGAAAACATTAACATCAGTTTGATGCTGGTTCATATTAATATCTCCGTGTAGAGGTGTGTTAAGGCTTCAGTTGTTCACTGCATTTAAAGCCTGGTTTTGTTTGTGAATTAAAAATTATCGCCACCGTACTGCCAGTAACCCGGGTCGTCCGTGTGATTCGGGTTTGCGTTTTTGCTGCGATTGTCTTTGTCTTTGAGAGTGGAAACCATATTTGCTACCGTTTCTGGTTTCTTTCCTTCAGCTTTTTCTTTCAGTGTCTGCCCTGTTTCTGCAATGAATGGAATGCGGATTTCCATCTGGTAACTGTCTGCGCCAGTCTTTCTGTTTGTGGTTAATACTTTCTGGAGCACTAACCCGATTTTCTTTCCGTGAAACTCAGGTGCAACATATTTACTGACGGAAACCATATGTTGCGTTAACTGCCCAATTCCTGTGCATCCCATCATGGCGTGAATAATGCTCGCCCCAAATTTATTTTCAGTGCCGTCATTCTTCTGAACACAAACACTGAGATATTGGATTTTCCGTCCGTCGTCGGATTCTCCAGAAAACTCAATGAATCGGGCACCTTTTTCTGATTGCTTGAGTTCTGCTTCGGTGATGTTAATGATATGCGCACCCGTTTCGGTAATAAAACCACCTTGTCCGGCGGTTAGTGCTGATTCTTCATTGTAAGTAAAAATTACATCATCCATTAGTTATTAACCCCCCCCATTGTTCTCCAAATACAAAACCAATTTCCGCCAGTGCTTCGTCCATTTTGTCGATGAACTCCGGCACCATCTCATCAAAACTCGCCATGTACTTTTCATCCCGCTCGACCACGACATAATGCAGGCCTTCACGCTTCATACGTGGGTCGTAGTTGGCGAAGTACCAGGCGTCCTTGTCTGTAACCCACATGCTGAATTGCACCTGGGCCATGTAAGCAGGCTTGATAGCGTCAAAGCCGCCAAGCCGGAACTTCATGAAGTCGCGGGAAGTGAAGGGGCATTTAAGCTCAAGACCGTTACCGTCGCTGCATAAACCGTCGGGAGAGCAGGCGGTGCGCATGCTTTCGTCACGAAAAATTATTGGCGTTTCCGCGACGGTAACATCCGCGATAAATTCGAAGAGGGCACGGGCATCATCTTCGTATTGCTTTCCCCATGCGAGCGACTTAGCGTTAACTTCCGGTGCCACGCCAGTACAAACTTCAGCCAGCAGGGTGTGGAAGTATGACATTTTTGTATCAGGCCATTTGCTGCCTGAACGTGGTTTGGCTATGACGTTGTGAACTTCTGAAGCAGTGATAACACCGAGTCTCAGCTTGTGCCATCCATCATCGCCCTGGTCGAGGCTGGTAATATCCACGCCAGTTCGCTGGAGAATAATTTCTGGTGTCATGACACGGCCTCGCTGTTATTTTCCGTGGTGGCGTGAACTTTCGCTTCCGCCGTGGCCTTGTTTCTGGCAGCTTTCTTTTTGACAAAATCAAGCGTTTTGACAGCTTCTTCCTGAGAGAGAGCTTCATGTGATGCAATCGTGCGACGGAATGTTTTGGAACATACGGGAAGCAGGTCATCCCATGTCTTGTTAATTTCGGTGATTGCCTGAGTGATCTCATTGATAATCTCATCTGATGCGGGAGTGACGTCACGCTCAGGGATGTGATCAGCATTCAGGATGATACCTTCACCGGCCTGAGTGTTCAGGTAGTCGATAGCTGTATCCAGGCGATCGCGACGGGGCCAGTATTTGCTGGCGCGCTTAACAATGGCTTTTCTGGCCATTTCATCGGGGAAACTATCCCACGGGCTACTTCCTCCGTTATTTCCGGCTTTGCTGCACGCCCTGATGACCTCGATTTCCCTGTTGCTCATCTCTTCGGTCAGATAGTCGCCTTCGGATGTTTTTACGACACAATAACCGCCAATGCGTGCGCCCCTGTCTACGAATGGGTTGTATTTGTGCGTGGGGGCGCAGTCAATACCGTTGGACTCGTAAATGTCCTTCTCGTAAACAAGTTTGCATTGCCCCCACTGAATGGCTCCTGTGACCTGTGCCAGATGCAGAAGCCCCATATAACTGATATCCAGGCATACAGCCTTTTTTCGTGGGACCAGATACGCCAGCTTGCTGGCCGGGTTCAGGGTTATGCCGATGGCGGCAACATTGATGATAGCGTTCTGTGCGCTGGGCAGATTTGCCCGTGCTGTGTCAGCCAGAAAGGCATTTTTCTGGAATTGCTGAATTGCAAACTGACTTTCCTTCGCCCATGTCAGCGTCGGTTCAGTTAATGCCTCGCAGAAAAAGCGCTCCTGCTGCTTAACAAATTCAACGATATCGAACATTTTTTGGTCCTGAAAATCAGAAAGGACAGGGGGAGAATTTTCTCTCCCATTCTTCTTCCGCCCGAGCATAGGCGATCGCTGAGATATAATCGTTGTACGCCTCTTCAGCTTTTTCGCCAGTGAGTGCCAGTTGGGCTTCTTTGGGTAAAAAAAGGCTGCTCATAAGCAATGGTTTATCGGGGAACATGCTGATAAGCTCCTGCGCCCGATCATCAATCCATTTATCCTTTTCATCCTGAATTTGCTGATTAATCCAGCGACGCTCCTCTATGCGGTCGCAGGTGAGGTATGCGTTCATGGCGGAACTCCTGATTCCGGTTAATGCATTAAATTAATTTGTCGGGAAAGCTGACATACAGGGCAGTTACATTCTTCCTCCTGCTCCTTAGCGAAGAAATATGCAGCGGCCTGTAATGCGATGTCTTCTGGATGTTCTGCGATAAACATAACATTGCCTTCCGTATCAATAACAGAAATAGCCTCATCAGACAGGACGACAAAATAGGCGATGATTTTATCATCCATAAAAACTTCTCCCATTATCGTTCCTGCTGGAGTTACGACGCTTTTTACATTGATATTTATTTTTTGATTGAGCATGATATTTCCTTTCAGGCTGGTGAGATTAACGGTTGGCCTTTATTGTTCAGGTAAATTTCTATTGCATCTGAGATAATGCGAATTTTTTCAATCAGTGAATGAGCGTAAAGTGCATTATTAACGTTCGCTGACGCCATGTAATAACGCCCGTTGTAAAGAATTGCTGTGCCGGGTTTAACGTCCTCGCGAGAAACTAATGCGGTTCCGTAGTGAGGTTTGAGCATGACAAATCCTCCGGTTAATTAATCCAGATATTTAATTTAATCCCCGATATGTGGTCGGGGATGGGGTTAATTAAAGATTAACGTTGAAACCAAAGCGGGAAGACTTTTCCGATGTGCGGGAAATATCCAGCAATTTACGGCGCATTTCTTCCGTCAGATGTTTGAAGGCGTTAAATTCAGCGACAGCTGCGTCGACGTTATAGCCCTTGCTGTGTAGCTCGTTGAGGATGCGCATAGTTGGGCTTGGCATATCGAAGAGCACGGAAGCATCAAGGCTGATAACCTTGCGATCAACATAGTTCATCGTGGCATAGGGGTGATGCTCTGAAAACCACGACAAAGGGAAATTGATATTCATCGCAGGAGAAGACAGGGCCAGTTGTTTCTGTTCCCATAGTTGTTTTTCCATGCGATCGAATTCAGCAATGTAGGCTTCTTTGAAAGCGGCGGCTTTTTTGCCAGTGAACCCCATCACCAGGAAAACGAATCCGTTTTTGGTGATTTGGTACATTGGGCGTTGTTCGCCTTTGGCGTCGGTGTAGGTAACGTCCGAAAAATTGCGGGCGTTAAATTCCGTAGAACAATCCATCAATCGGATTTTTTTTAAAACGTCGTCGTGCCGCTTGTCAAAAAATTCAGCAATAGCAATAGACGTTGTGATAACGCGACCATTGGAAATGGTGATTTCAGGTTGAGAAAGGACTGGGATAGTAGCCATAATGGCAGCCTCCTTGATTGGTGATTAATAACCACCGCAGGAGGTGAGAAGCTCGCTGGCGGTGGACTGTACAGGGTTCTCACAACTGGCAATCAAGGGAACCAGCCCGACCGAAGTCGGCCCCATACAGCCCACCATTGATAAGATGTGCGTGTATGTCGATACAAAAAAAGACGCTGGCGCGTCTGTATCGCCTCGATTGTCAGCGGGGTGAGAATCCCGACACCCGTTTTATGAGGTGTTCGCCAAATATAGCCCCGACATCACACGCAGTCAATACCGTCCTTTCTCGGAAATGCTTTGGCGATGTGGCAGGTGGGAGACCCATTTCGACCCGATTCGGCCTACTTATCTTCAGCAATAGTCCCTCGGGCCTCGCCGCTTTACGTGCGACATATTCCCGTCCATGAACCCTTCACCACACCCCAAAACATTCCCTGTATTGGTCAGCGCCAACTTCCTGCCAGTGTTGCCCGTTCTCACGCCGTTCTCGCTCTCGCGCGGGGATACTCTCTCATCGACCGGATCGCACCCGATGATACAGCACGTTTACGTGTAGGGGTCTAAACAGGTCATTGACGCTGTAAAGCTCCAGATTGTTAAAGAGCATTTTGCGGCGGGTTAAGTCGCGCCGTACGACTGATTTATGTAGCCCTGTGTAAGGGCGCGATGTTTCTGGCTTGAAATAAATATAACTTGCGGTGATTTTTGTGTAAATACCGTTGGTGGTTATTGTGGGCAAGAAAATATTACTTAACTGATTTTTAAAGTGATTTATTTTTGAAGGGGACAGATAGCAGGAGGGGATATGCAAAGAAAAACCCGGCGCATGGGCCGGGCTATTTATCTGGTCCTGTACTCATTCAGTAGAGTAGGGGCCAAGAAATCGCACTCCGTTGAAGTGAATAAGATGAGAAGGTGCATCAGCCACCCATACCTCTGTTTCCCATGCGATTTCACCAAGATATCGTCCCATGATGGAGCGATTTGGAAAAGCGGTCACATAGACAAGTCCGGCTGTTGATCCGGCAAACAGCCTGGCAAGCTCAGCATGCCGCTTCCCATCAACCGGTCCATGACTGGTGACAGACTCCACCAGTAGCAGCCAGTTTTTTTCCGTGAAATGTAGCACCACATCCGGCATTTTACCGTGTGAATCCACATCAACACCCAGTCCGGCCAGCAGTGGAGCGTCGAAGTAGCCCCACTTTTCGCCAGTGTCGCCAGCATAGACCAGCACGCTACCCGGAGCAAAACGTGGGGCGAAGTCCTCTATTATGGCACGGATAAGTTCGCTGTGCTCGCCGGGATTGAGGGTTATTTGCTGGCCCGCAGCAATTTCAACAGGGATACGATTCTGTTCGCGCTCCTTAGCATAGCGGGTAACCAGCGTTTCACGCTCGGCTAAATAGGTTGCAAGGCTATCGTGCCATGCCGGGCTGCCGAAAGTGCGTAGCATGGACAGAGCAGCAGGTTCGATCTGATAAACAGCCTTCGGGCTGTTCACTGGGCGATCGGGCTTGTCCGGATTGTAGAGGGCTACTCCAGCAGCGCAGAACTGATGCATAGACTGGCGGCGGAATGTCTCACGAGTATTGGGTGCGTAGACCTTGCCGTAGTGCTCCCGAACCCAATTCATGATTGGTGTAATGCCCACAAGCGGATTTTCCGCGTCGGCCCATGCTTTTCCCGGTGTGAGGTTCAGGAGTGCCAGCAAACACAAAGCAGAACGCTCATTCTGCTGCGCTCTGGGCAGGCCTAAGGATGCTATAATTTGCTGAGCGGCCTCAATATAATCATTTTGGTTGTTCATGCAGTCAGAGCTCCTAGCTTAGCGTCAATATGTTCTTGCGTGAGAGTTTCTTGTTGCATAGCCCACTTGCCAAGCTCTATCAGAGTGTCACGGCTTGGGTACTTAATCATCTTGAGGTCGGTTGCATTGACCTGTGTATGCCCGTTGAATCGACGGAAATACTTATCCACTGCGGTAGTGTTCAGGAACACGGCCAAGCCACGGGCCAGCGCCTCGGGTAACCCATGTTTGTTCTCATGAAACACGTTCATGTGATTTTCAAATCCCAACACTGAATACTCACTGAAGGTAGCAGGATCAACGACGCTTGCTACCACTCGGCGCTTTTCCTCCTTCGACGAGAAACGACGCACCACACAATAAAAACCGTTCGGGTAAAGCCACTTTTCTGTCTCGTCGTTGCGCATGATTGCGTTGGGTTTCTTCAAACCTTCCACAGGCCAGACAGTGCTACTCATACTCAAATGGCTCGGGTAGATCAGGGGAACAGTTCCTTCTTCGGGCATGCTGCGCAAATGAGCTTTCAGTCGGAAATCAACTATCGGTCCGGTCGATACCTTCACGCCAATATCAGCCAGCGAACATTGTACGGCGGATGATAACTCAATGGCGCTTTTCTCGTGCGTGGTCGGCACATGAATAAACCGCTCCGAATCGTCCGGGTACACAATTTGGTCAAATGGGTGTTCGTAGGTGACCAGGTCAAAAAAGCTATCATCGGTCGAAGTTGTGACTGTAACAGCCTCCTGAAGGCCTCCACGCTCCAGGCGGATGATAATATTTTCCTGCAACACATCGTCATCCCTGAAAGCTTTGCTACGTGATTCGAACAAATGAATATGGCGGATTGCTGCCCGCTCAAGTATGAAATTACGGAACGGACGGTAATACGGTCCGTTGCAGAAACTACGTGGGATTATGGCCACTATCTGCCCGCCAGGTGCAACCTCACCTACAGCCAGTGCAACAAAGGCGGAATACAGATTTACCGTCTCGATACCGACAGTGCGAAGAGCCTGCCGGTGGGCTGACTGGCTATTGATCTTCTTGTAAGGCGGATTAAGTATTGCATGGGTATAACCTCGATCCTGTAGACCTTCGGCGGTTGCCAGCTCAATATAATCCCCTTCGATGATGCGGGGCGTCACTCTCCTGTACCCGGTTAAGTGCTTCGCAAGGTGACCACACAGTTTTTTGTCGATTTCGTAGGCTGTTGCCTCGACAGACTCAAAGCCAAACTCGCCAACCAGCCAACGGTCGAGGAAGGCGCAAGACAGTGCGCCTACACCAGCGCCTGCGTCCAGTAGACGGCAAGTTTTCATTGTGCTCGGTGGAAACAAGGAGGCCATAAAACGGGCCACGCCAGAAGGCGTCATGAACTGGCCGAACTCAGCTTTGTGTTTACGCGCGGTACGGGGAGACAGCTCGCGACGCACGCTGTCTGCGACGTCTAGCTTTTGAAGCATAACTAATCCTCTTTACGTGGCATGATGATGCCAACGTGCTTTTGACATCCTCCACATTCTGCAGGCGTGAAGGATGTCAAATCACTCTGTGAGCTCAATCAAAAGTCTCATCATTCCACTGCGATTTGATGACCTTTCCGACAAACTGGCAGTTTTCGTTACACTCAATCATGTCGAATCGTGGGTTGAGCGGCTCCAGGTACGCTTTACCGCTCTCACGAATGAATCGTTTGAAGGTAAATTCATCGCCGTTCATTCGGGCCACGCAAAAATCGCCATCCTCGATTTCCCGTTCAGGGTCAACGAGTATCAGCATACCTTCAGGGAAGCTGGGTTTACCACCCTGCGGTGCGGTCATTGAATGCCCCTTGACCTCCAGCCAGAACGACCTGTCACTGGCTTTTGTGGTGGTGGAGATCCATTTAATCGCATCTTTTGCGGTGTACGAAATATCATCCATTGAGAATGCACCAGCTTGTACGCAGGAGAGTAACGGATATTCGTAAGCGGGGACACGAGTTAATGGCTCTTCAATTGCGAGCGCCATTTCTGCAATAGATTTTGCCAGGCTGGGACTGAAATCTCCGACCTTTACATTCAGTATCTTAGCAAGCTGTGCTGCGTGGCTGGCATTTATGGCGTTGATGCCAGCCATTAGCTGATTAACAGCGCTTTGGGTAACACCTAATTCATAGGCTAATGATTCCTGCGACAGGCCTAACTCTTTCTTTTTAGCGTTAAAAATACTTTTCAGACGCTTGGCGTCTTCCAGTTGCTCAGGGGTTAACGGTTTCTTTTTCATGTTCATACCATATCACCTTTGGTTATATGTAATGAAATATCTGCGGTGTTGACATTTTAATAACTGTGCGTAATGATATGGGCATTTTGAAGGAGTCAGTTATGGCGATGAAAAAAGAGACCCTGGCTGATTACGTATACAGGTTCGGTCAGAAGAAAGCCGCTAAGGACTTTGGTGTGGCGCAGAGCGCGATCAGTAAAGCGCTTCTTGTCGGACGTGAAATTTACGTCAAAACCTTTGATGACGGCAGAGTTGAGGCGGAAGAGGTTCGACCGTTCCCTGCGTTCGTAAGAGGCGATGATTAATCCTGGACACACAGCCCATCGGAGGTGTGAGTGAACAGGCAAATCAAAACGGTTATGCCCGATCAGTACAGCGATGCTGATCGGGACTGGATACAGGAGCAATTGTTACAGCTAGACCCGACCACCCGGGTAAAAATTGCAGCAGAGTACGCGAGAGTGTACCAGGAAGAGTGGGACAAGGAGCCTGTATCGTTCAGGAAGGGCAACAGGGCAAGACGGAGCGCCAACACCCGGTTACGGGTGTATGTCCAGAAGTACGCGAGAGCCAGCCGTGGCTGGATGCTTTCGCCAGTAGCGATACGGAAGGAATAGACCTCATCAAGGTGATTATTTTTTGTGAAATGATTTCATATGAAATTATTTCGCCTGAAATTTTACTAAGAAGGGGGTAAGGGGGCAGATCTGTAACATCCGTGCCCGTAAGGGCACTACCAGAGAAAGGCAGCTCCATAGGTTAGGTAGATCACTGTATAGGACGCGATAGTTTCTGGCGAAATTATTATCATGCTAACTATCACAGTGGAAATAGTACCATGTTCATCAAACATGTGGTTATCAGCCTGCTCGGAAAGAAATTCTACACCGGAAAAGACAAGGTCACGTTTGATTATGTGCTGGCTGCCAAATTGCGTGATGCCGGACTGGCGATCGAACGTAATTATCTGGTTGATATGGGCAACGGTAAGCGCGGATTCGTCGATATCATGGTCGTTGCCCCATCTGGTGAACGGTGCGCGATCGAGGTGGACAGAGCGTCACCACGGGCACGTTCAATACTGAAACTGCGCAGACTCAAGCTATACGGCATTCCTGGTATCGTGCTTCTGCGCTGTTCACGTAATCCGGATCAATACGTTTGCGATGAGATCGACGTGATCCCGGCAACGGGTAAATCACGTAGCAAGGGGGCGTCATGCTGAAAATCACCCCAAACTTTGCTCAGGAGCGCGGTTTAAACCAGCTGCGGCACCAGTGGAAACAGCATCGCACGTACCTGATGTACGCACCCACTGGCTCTGGCAAAACTGGTCTTGCAGCATTCGTCACCGCCGGAATGGTTGAACGTGGTATGCGGGTGATGTTTGTCTGTCCGTACACCATCCTGCTGAACCAGACAGCGGAACGTTTCACCGAATACGGTTTACCGTGGGAAGAAATCAGTTTTGTATGGCGTGATCACCCTAACTATGACCCGTCACGACTGATTCAGATTGCCAGTGCCGACACGCTGATCCGTCGTGAGTTTCCTGACAACATCGATCTGCTGATCATCGATGAAGCACACATGAAGCGTCGTGCGTTACTTGAGGTTATCCGGGACAGAGACATCAGGGTTCTTGGACTTTCCGGCACCCCATTCGCAGCCTGGATGGGGAAGTACTACGAATGCCTGATCAAGCCTACAACGATTCGTGAACTTATTCAGCGTGGTGATCTGAGCGATTACGAGTTTTTTGCCCCCTCAATGCCTGATCTGACTGGCGTAAAAACCAGTAACACCGTATTTGGACGGGATTACAACGAGGAACAGCTCGCATCCATCATGGGGAGTTCGGATCTGGTTGGCGATATCGTTAGCAACTGGCTTGAGAATGGCGAGGATTTACCGACGATCTGCTTCTGCGTGAACGTGGCTCATGCGAACTTTGTTACCCGTGAGTTTTTACAGTCTGGCATTGGCGCAGAGGTGATGACGGCAGATACCCCCCATGATGAACGGCAGGATATCATTCGCCGTTTTGAAGATGGTGCGACCAAAATAATTGTCAACGTCGGCGTACTGGTTGCGGGATTTGACAGCGATGTTCGCTGCCTGATCTACGCCCGTCCGACCAAATCAGAAATCCGCTGGTTGCAGTGCATCGGGAGAGCGTTACGTACTGCGTCTGGTAAAAAACGCGCATTGATTTTCGACCATTCCGGTACGGTTCATCGGCTGGGCTTCCCCGAGGATATCGAGTATGACGAACTTCCGGGAAAAAATGACGGAATGAAAGCGTCTGCTGGCGGTGGCGAGGTTAAAGCTGAAAAACTTCCCAGAGAATGCCCCAAATGCCACTTCATGAAGCCTGCTGGTGTACACATGTGTCCCAAATGTGGATTTCGCCCACTTGGTGGTGATGACGTGGCGACAGATCGCGATCGTAAGCTTTCACGCGTCAACAAAGGGAAACGCGAATACACCCGTGAGGAAAAACAGCGTTGGTGGAGTGAGATCAAGGGTTATCAGAATTACCGCAACGCGACGGGTAAACCCCTGAGTGACGGATGGTGCGCTCATACCTACAAGGAGAAGTTCGGTGTGTGGCCTAAAGGCTTCAGTAATGCGCCGCTGCAAACCTCAGTTGAAGTGTACAACTTCATCAAGTCAAAGACCATTGCCTATGCCAAAGGGCGCAAGAAAGCCATGACAGGAGGCCAGCATGCAGACTAAGAAGGCAGCGGCCGGGCATTGGGGGCGAATTTTTGAATATTACGGCATGCCTCCTGTTACTGGCTTGAAACATTATAGCGGCCCCTGCCCGATATGTGGTGCCAGAGGTAAATTTCGCTGTGATGATAAGGATGGTTCCGGTTCATGGATTTGTGTCTGTGGTCACGGGGACGGGATGAAGTTGTTGCAACTTGCCACGGGTAAGCCCTGGGTTGATCTGTGCGATGAAGTCGATCGACTGGTTGGTAATACCTGGAAGAGAGGGCATGCCAGACGCACTGTAACGGATATTGCCAGAGAACGGGAGCGGGTCATGGATAAGTTTGCCGGACTCCCGTGTCTGCGGGGCACAACAGGTGAGGCGTACCTGCAGGGGAGGGGAATACTCCAGTTACCGACCGAATCCGTGCGTTTCTGTGACCGTCAGATCGCCAGCGGGCGCGAATATCAGGCAATTTACGCCATTGCAACAGATGACAAAGGTTCTCTTTGCTATCTGCATCGTACGTTGCTGGATGGTGATCGCAAGGCGAATGTAGAGGCGGCTAAAAAAATGACTGCGCTACAGGAGTTGCCTGGTTTGCAGCATGCCAAATCGGTGGCAATACGCCTGTATCCGGTGTCGTCCACTCTGGGGATAGCCGAGGGTATCGAAACTGCGCTTTCATGCCGTCAAATCTTCCGCTGCAATGTGTGGTCAACAATGAACTCCGGTTTTATGGAGAAGTTTATTGCGCCACCAGGCGTTAATCACCTGATTATCTTTGCAGACAATGATGAGCACGGCGCAGGTCTGGCGGCTGCCTTTAAATGTGGGCATAAGAATCTCATGAGTCGTAATGACGTTGAGAAGGTCAGCATTCGCTGGCCTGACTTGCCGGATTTTAACGACATGCTCATTCAGGGGTGTGAAGCCCGTGAACATGTGTTGACGCGCAAATTCAAAGCGGAGGCTGCCTGATGGAAATAGAGATGATCAAGGCGGCTAATGGCGTATTTGTACCGGCGTATGAGCGCGATTTACCCCGACTGGCAAAATTTAAAAACGGTGAGCTGTATACACTGGAAGCAAAACTTACCCGTAACCCATCTTTTCACCGGAAGATGTTCGCTTTTCTTAATTTCTGCTTTCAGTACTGGTGCGCTGAACATGCTGGATACGAATTCTCTGATGAAGCGACGCAGTTTGATGAGTTTCGTAAAAATCTGACAATTCTTGCCGGGTTCTATGATGTGGTCACAACCATAAGAGGCGAGGTGAGATATCGGGCAAAAAGCCTGAGTTACGCGAATATGGATCAGGATGAGTTTGAACGTTGCTACAACGCAATGATTAATGCCGCGTTAAAGCATGTGTTTGGGCGCTCAAACAGCCCTGAACTGAATAACCGCCTGCTGTCGTTTTTCTGAGGTGATGATGAAGCAACGTAAACCCAAAAAATGCAAAGTGTGCGGCTCCTCGTTTGTGCCGTTCCGCTCATATCAGAAAGTTTGCTGTGGTCAGTGCGCACTGGAACTGGTCAGAAAAGAAAAGGCGATAACTTCAGCAAAAGAGCAGGCAGACAAGCTGAAAGCGCGCAGGAGGGACTTACAGCCCCGCAGTTACTGGATTAAGCAGGCACAACAGGCTGTGAATGCTTATATCAGGGAGCGGGACCGTCATTTGCCGTGTGTTTCATGCGGGACGTTAGATTCAGCCCAGTGGGATGCTGGCCATTACCGTACAACAGCTGCGGCACCTCAGCTTAGATTTGATGAACGCAATATCCATAAGCAATGCGTGGTGTGTAACCAATACAAAAGCGGAAATCTCGTTCCGTATCGCGTCGAACTGATTAACCGCATCGGGCAGGAAGCAGTAGACGAAATCGAATCAAACCATAGTCGCCACCGCTGGACTGTCGAAGAGTGCAAGGCGATCAAGGCAGAGTATCAACAGAAACTTAAAGGCCTGCGAAACAGCAGAAGTGAGGCCGCATGACGTTCACCGTAAAAATCATTCCTGACATGCTTGTTGAGGCATATGGAAATCAGACCGAAGTGGCCCGAATACTGAACTGTAATCGTGCCACGGTCAGAAAATATATTGGCGATAAAGAAGGCAAACGGCACGCCGTCGTCAACGGTGTCCTTATGGTCCATCGTGGATGGGATAAGGGTAAAGACTCTGATGCGTGATATTCAGCAGGTGCTTGAACGCTGGGGCGCATGGGTGGCCAATAATCATGAGGATGTGAGCTGGTCGCCCATTGCCGCCGGATTTAAGGGGCTGATCCCGTCAAAGGTTAAATCACGGCCTCAGTGTACCGATGACGATGCGCTGATTATCAGCAATTGCATGGCGCAACTGAACGTCAACAACAGCGATTTGCATGATTTTCTGTATGATTATTATGTGTTCGGGATGACGCTTATGTCACTGGGCCGTAAGCATGGGCGCTCTGATTGCTGGGCCGGGCGGGTACTGCAAAAAGCAGAAGGTGTTATTGAGGGGATGTTGATCATGCAGGGAGTAAAGCTGGAAATGGACAGGTACGTTGAGCGTGAACCATCAGGATCACAGGCCAGTCAGTTTGCCGGACGTGCGGGAAATTGAAAGCGCGAGTTTTTACTGTAGAATAGCTGCGGGTGCTTGAGGCTGTCTGCCTCGGGCATGCAGCCGTAAGGCAGACAGAGAAAAGCCCCAGTTAACATTACGCGTCTTGCAGGACGCTTAACATTAATCTGAGGCCAAATCTATGACTTACAAACTTAGGTTAGCCTCTTACGTGCCGAAAGGCAAGGAGAAGTAGGCTATGAAGCAGCAAAAGGCGATGTTAATCGCCATGATCGTCATCTGTATTACCGTCGTAGTGATAGCACTGGTAACGAGGAAAGACTTCTGCGAGGTACGAATCCGAACCGGCCAGACGGAGGTCGCTGTCTTCGTAGACTACGAATCTGAGAAGTAAGAGACCAGGCAGGGGAGTAATCTCCCGCCACCTCTGATGTGTCTGGCATCCTCAACGCACCCGTACTTTATTTGTCATATGCTCCGCAAAATGCAGGTTGTCGTTGCAACCAATGCGGTAATTTTTTGTGTGCGAGTGCTCAAAAAACGTTGATTTTCATAAAAGGATGATTTTATGCTGCCAGACCAGCGACCAGCGACCAGCGACCAGCGACCAGCGACCAGCGACCAGCGACCAGCGACCAGCGACCAGCGACCAGCGACCAGCGACCAGCGA